CTGTTCTGAGAGCAGCATCACCATTAAACCTAAAGAAAGGCAGTAAAACAAAGAATATAGCTCGCTCTGCAACGAGTGCTTTTGTGATAGTATGGTCAGGGTGTGCAATCCAAGCATCTCTTAGCCTCATAGCCTCGAGTTCTGCCTGTTCGTCGGCACCGTGGGCGTCAACAATGTAGCCCAGAGCAAGATCATGTTTGATCTCGTCTTTAACGTTTGACTCAAGAAGTGTCCTCGCTGTGACCGGGACTTCTTTTTCCAAACCTTGAGAAATAAATTCTCCAACTGGTAGCTCCATATGACGTATTGCGAGTGCACGTTTGATGGTTTCTTCAGC